GCAGGGTCGAAACCCTTGTGTGCTGCTCGTATCTCTAGGCTGATTTCATCCATTTAACTCTGCGAGCTGTGCCCGCACGGCCTTCTTGGCCTCGGCTACGTTCCAGTGTTGGGAGAATCCCTTGACGCCATTAACGCTGACATGGTATGCACCAGACAGAGCTGGCTTGCCATAGGAGGTGCTGATGCGCGCCACCTGAACCCCGGCGACCATGGCATCTAGAATGCCGAAGCCCCGCTTGAGGTAGATGATGCTCATCGCTCGTATGCCTTCTTCTCGGTGGTGACAGTAGACTGTCGATGGGTTTCCAGCAGCCGCCCGGTGGTGTGGTTGTACTCCAGGGCACAGTTCACCCCGGTCTCTCCTGAGAACCTGTTCTTCAGGACACGGCAGGTCGTAACGTCAGCTTGGTCTTCTGATTGCTGGTCCCGCTCAAAGCCAATGACGAGGAAGGCCAGCTGCCCGATGGCGCCTGAGCCTCGGAGGTGGGCAAGACTGATTTGTCCGCCATCCTCGTGGGCTGTCCCCGGTGGTCGCTTGAGGTGGGAGACAATGATGAGGGCAATGTTCAGTTCCTTGGTGAGCGTGGCCAGCTTGGTCATCAGCGCATCGATGCGACGCCGCTCGTCCCCTGACTCATCGCCTGAGACCATGATGGAGATGTGGTCTAGGAAGATGTACTTCGCACCCATGCCATGCACCATGAACCTAATCTTGCCGATGAGGTGGTCGGTGTCGGTGGAGCCGAAGTGGTCATAGAGGATGCAGTTGCCTGTCCCCATGGTGGCCTGGAAGGCGTCATGCAGTTTGTCCATCGGCACCTCCTTGCCGTGGATATGCAGTGGAACATTGAGCTCAATGCCTATGATGCCCTTAGCTGTCTGCTTCACGGACTCCTCCAGTGCGAGGTAGCCCACCTTCTTGTCATTCGTAATCAGGTGGTGAGCTATCTCCCGGCAGATGCTGGACTTGCCAATGCCTGTGCCTGAGGTTAGAACAACCAGCTCACCCAATCGGATGCCGTATGTCTTGGCGTTCATGCCACCCCAAGGATACGGGAAGGTCTCAGTGTCATCCTCCTCAGACACCAGCTCCCAGAGGTCCTCACCGAGGACGACACCGTCAGGACGGAAGGGCTTGGCGCCCCACTGGGCAGACACAAGCTCGCTTCCTTTGCCAGCCATCAGCATCTCGTTTGCGTCCTTCATGGGCAAGGTGGCAATCTTAGCCTTACCCACGGACAACATCAAACTACACTTCTCTGCGGCCTTGCGGCCTGGCTCATCGTTGTCAAACATGAAAACAACGGAGTCAAAGGTCTCGAGCCATTCGAGACTGTTGGCCACGGACTTGTGTGCACCTTCGGCACCGTTGGGGATGGAGACCACCGCCCACTTGTTGCCCGTCACCTGTGATAGTGACAGTGCATCAATCTCACCTTCAGTGATGGTGACCATCTTGCCACCGCCACGCCAGAGGTGCTGACCATACAGCCCAATGTTCTTGTTCTTACCCCGGATGGAGAAGTTCTTGTCCTTGAAGCGGCACTTCTGGGTCGTTGGGAAGCCCGCGTCATCGCGGAAGGTTGCCACCTGGCAGGGCTCTTCCTTGCCTGTCGCCTTGCAGAATGCCACGCCGACTCCATAGTCCCACTTGCGGCAGGTCTCTTCGGTCAGTCCCCGGCTGGGGATGGGCTGGTACGTCCGCTCAATGAGGTCCGAAGGAATCTTCGGCTGCTTAGCTGCGGCTACTCCAGCCTCATGTTCGTGGTGTCCACATGAAAAGCAGTGGCCATGCCCATCATCATATCTTGCAAGAGCGTCAGAGCTGGAGCAGTTAGGGCATGGTTCATGTCCTGTGAAGTTACTGTCTGAAGCAGCACGTGTGTCTGGGGTTGTGTTGTTGTCCATCGTTTCAGTTCTGTTGAAGCTATTACTTTCTTGTCCTCTAGGATTACTCCATGCTTCTGGAGTGCATCCCAAATCGCCTTGAGGTAGTTGTCCAAGTCCGGTGCTGGGAACAGCAGCTTGGTTGTCTTAGGGCTATTCACCTCGAACAGCTGCGCCATGATGAGGGTGCTGTCGTAGGGGAGAAAACCAGCAGCTTGAGCTTCGGCCACCGCCGCTTCAATAGTCGTTGCGTTTCCCTTGCGGTACTCGGCATACGGTCCCTTGTAGTATGAAGGTCCATACCTTGCTACGCGGACACGACTTGCGGCGATTGGATTCTGCTCAAGCTGGAGGTAAAGCATTAGAAGTTGAAGTCGTCGCCCCCTGCTTCCAATGCGGACTGACCCTCACCCCCGGATGGGGCGACAGCCTCGATGCCAAAGTCATCAGCAGATGCTTGGACACCATAGTATTCAGGCTCGATGATGAGGCACGAGAGAATCTCGAAAGTCACACCGACCTTTGGCTTGCTGTAGGGCTTCATTGCCAGAGAGACCCGCATCTTCGTGCCCTTGCCAAGGTTGCCCTCAGGAACGAACTTCTGCATGTCTGTGTCAAACAGAACGTGCGGCTGGTTCGTCCATGCGGTGCCATCCTTGCGGACGCCTCCCACCTTACGCTTGCACTTGATGAGAACCTTGTTGGTTGCGTTCCCATCCTCATCCACGTAGTTGGTAATCGGGATTGGATTTGTTGGCTTGCCTTCACCAAAGTCAGCCTTGGTCTCAGCATAGAATGCCTTGACGGTCTTCAAGAAGTCTTGGGCATCAGCCTTATCGACAATCAAGTCCACGTACCACTGGTGCTCGAACTTGGTGTCTGGGTTATCTGGATTGATGGAGCACCATGAGGAGGTGCCCACCGGGGTTACGATTTTGGTTGTTTTTACCATGTGTTTCCTGCCTGTCTCTAATGAAAGAAGTACAAGGACTTGAGTAGGTCTGAGATGTCCAACTCCCCCGCGATGGGAGGGGTCAGGATGCTCTCATGTGTTAAAGAATAAGAGCACCGGATGTCCTTGTCAAAGGATTCGAGGAGATTATTTTGGAAAATCCCAATAGTCTCCTCACGAAGGCCGCGCGCTAGGGTTGCGGCGTCGGCGGCGTGGGTTGCAAAGGAGTCATGCACCATCGCCAGAGAGTTGACACCCTCCAGCTTCATGCGGTTGACGGTAGCCAGCATCACGCTGCTGTCCAGGGAGTGGATGAAGTTCGGCACGATGGCCTTGAGATTGTCCCGCGCAGACAGGGAATCCAGAGGGTCTTTGTAGAATGCCTCCTTCCGTATCTTGGAGCCGATGGCCGTGACCACCCTACGCCGCACCGTCTGCCTGTATCCTTGGTAAACTCTGAGGCCGATGGGTGTCACCCACGACACGCCCGTGTCAGCCTCTACGGCAGGTCTGATGGTGTCCTTAATCCAGGCCATCAGGTCAAGGGCGCGCGGCATCATCTCTTGGATGACACCCCAGGTGTACCCAGCCAGGACTGCACACTGCGGGCGGAGGCGTCCACCGAAGGGTAGCCGTCCACTCTCAATGAAGCTGGAATACATGGTGTCCTGGAAGAGCTGGATGATGGTGAAGTAGCTGGCACCATACGGCACCGACATGACCACCCGCTTCATCAGCTTCCGGTCGATGCCATACCTGAGCAGCTCGAGATTCCCCTTGGTTGGGTCATGCTCCAGCTTGTGTGTCACTGCGTCTGCCACCTTCTGATAGATGTCGGCTGGCCTATCTTGTGGTGTGCAGTTGGTGGCTGAGCCAATGTCCTTGTCACGCAGCAGGAGGGACATGAGTTGCAGCCCGTTGTTGCTGCCATCCATAGCGCATGGGATGTGGGAGGGGTGAGCTGGGTCGGCATCATGCGCCGCGAACTCCAGGCACCACGCCAGGAACTGGAAGGGACTGTCGGCGCGCGCCCACTCTGTCCAGTCCAGGGGGTTGGCCGCGCTGTCCATGATGTGCTGCCTCATCCCCAGCACCTGGGCGATGCGGTTGGCCAGTGAACCCTTGAACCCCCAGAGATTGGCTCCATGTATCAGGAACCAGCGGTAGGCATCGGAGTCCATGACCTTCCCCTCTGCAAACAGAAGCAGCCCCTTGGCTACGTCATCACCCTGCGGGCTGAACACCTTAGGCAGGGGATACGCGCGCCCTCGAAAGTCTAGGTGGTGTGGAAAGTAAATGGCGGATTCGCCTGAAAACTTTTCGGCTGTTTTTATGCTTGTGTTTAGTCTGAACCTGCGCCCCACGTTCATGCTGTTGGTGGCATGGATGCGCTGCACCTCACGGAAGTGTTGGCGCTGCTCCGCCTTGGAGGCGCCAACTGGATAGTCTGGCTCAGCTAGGAAGTCGCAATCAGGCAGCCCTGCGATGGTGGAACGCTCCTCCCAGAGCGTCCGCATTACGGCCAGCACCTTGGTGTTCACCTTCCATGCTGTGCTCTGCAATGTGTTGACAGCAGCGAAGGCGCGCGGACAGTCAGCTGCCTTGAGGTCATCATAGTGTTTGCCCTCCTTGGCATTGATGAACCCACGAGACTGGAACTCCTCGAGATTGTAGCCGCCAGTGTAGTTGTCCACCCAGTCATTCGGTGGCTCCACCATTGGCTCATATAGGACACCACGAAGGCCATCCTGGCGGTAGCTCTCAGCCAGCCATGCCTCCATCTCTGCGGTTGGAGCCACGAGGCCGATGCGGCGCCCGCGCTGCAAGCGGTGGTAAATCTTAATCATCCCGGTGTGCTTCTCCATGAGCATGAGCGCCGTCATCCCGATTGAGATAAGGTCGCCACGGCTCCAGCCACGGTTGATGATGCCCGCGCGGCGCGCGTTCTTGAGAATGGTCTGCTCGGTGCGGCGGTCGTTCTTGTGCTTGTTCTCAATCAACTCAGAGTTGAAGGTGGCCGAGTGGGTCTCCTTGAATCCTTGGAGCTGGTGTTCGAGCTGGATGGCGCGGCCAATCGCCCCAGCTAGTGCCGTGCGCTTGCGCTTGCGGCTGATACCATCCAGCACGGCGCGCGCGATGATGGTGCTGGTCAGCTCAGGTGTGAGTAGGCGGAAGAAGGGCTTCACCTTCTTACCCACCCCAGCGCCCGCACCATCCAGCCACTCGCTGATGCCAACAGTCAGGGGGAGGATGGCAACGGACAGCGCGAGGCTGCCTGTTGCCGTGGATGTCTCATGCCCATCAGCTACCTGACGGGCGTTTGCCTTGTACCTGCGCGCAATGCCTGTGTCAAGGGCTGCCCGCTCTTGGTCGCCCTGCCTACTCACGGGTTGACATGCCATCGAAGGACTTCATTATGCCAGCTCCACAGTACGGGCAAAGGCCATGAGGGCGCGCTCGACCAGCTGTGCATCGCACTCGTTCTCCTTCCAGGCAGTCTGGGACGCGTATCCCGTAGGCTGGTAGCCGAGCAGCGCCATGCGTGAGCGGTGGAGCTGGAGGACTAGGGAGGCCACCGCAGCCTCATCCAGAAGCACACAGTGCGCCTCTGGCATGGTGAGCATGATGTGGGTCAGCTCGAGGCGTGGGCTGAGAGGTAGGGAGCACTCTACAGTGTCCCCATCCATGTCAGCCACCTCAAACCTGCGGCGGAGGTCGGTGGGCGTGACACGACGCGCGTAGTCTTCTGGGTGGTGCAGAGCCAGCGTGTCGTAATGGGCGGCGCTGAGTGTGAGTGATTGGAAGGTGTGTTTCATGAGTTTTTGGTGGCGCTTTTGCTGGTTTCACTTTGTAGCAAACGCACCGCTGTGCGAATCCTGTAGGTGTCGATGTTTCCAGGGTCCCGCTCGTCCTGCCCATTGGCGGCCATGGAAGCTCGTAGGATTGCGAGTGCATAGGTTTGGGCACCGTGCGCGTCCGTGCACTGACCATGGGAGGTGATGCAGACTGTGCCGAGGTCGTTAAGGCTCACCTGGAAGTCTGGGTTCCATTTAAGTCCGGGCGCGTCACAGGTGGCGTCCCAGTCAGCGCGTGGGTCGGGGCGGGATGCCTCAAGACGGGCAATCTCGGTATCGATTTCTTGGTTTGTGAGTTTCATGTGTTTTCCTAGAGGGCGGCTCGGGTGAGGTGGTCGATGAGGTAGTCAAGGCGGGCGCGAACCTGCTTGGCCTCTTCAAGGTTCAGGTAGGTGGCACCCCGGCACTCTGGGAGATTTACAATCACGTTGGAGTAGCCGAACATATTGACCTGGAGTGGTGCTCCAGCCTCTGGCTCCACCTCCCAGCCTCGTGGATGCTGGGGTGCTGGAGCCTCGAACAAGTGAGGCATGAGGTCGTGAAGTTGCTTTGCCTCTTCGGGCGTAGCGTCAGTGAGTGTGAGTTTTTTGATGGGCATTACAGTAGTGAGGTGTTGAGGTCAATGAGGAGGCAGGTCTTGAGCGCCCGGCCTTTGGGTGAGAGCGTCACAAGTTTGCGGCGCTTGTCTGTTGGGTCGATGGTGCACTGGAGTAAGCCAGCACACTCGCCGCCCCGTGGGTGGTCGTTGGCGTCGCCCAGCAGCCGCAGGTAGCGGGCAACTGAGCCTTGGGTGACGCGCACTTCCTTGACCAGCTCCCTCACAAGGATGGGCTGGGGGTCTACGCGCATGACGTTCAGCAGGACAGCGACACCTTGGGTCTCAAGGTCGCCGCCCACTGCGTCACGGATGGCGTCAAGGGAGTCAATCAGAGCCTTGATGCGCGGGCTATCCAAGGGTGCCACCTCGCATCTCGACAACAGCCTTGAGGCCGAGCCATCCGATGTAGCACCAGAGCGATGCGGCGGTGAAGAACACGAGCTTGCGCACGTTCTTGCGGGTTTTGGGTGAGGCCATAGCTTAGGTGCCCGCCTCTTCTAGGCCAAGGTAGTCGGTGATTTCGGTGGCTCTCTCGTTCAGCTCCTCACGGGCTGCTTCGTATTCCTGGAGGCGCCACTCAAGCTCCTCGTCCTCGGTGTCGATGTCGAGAATGGGGGCAGGGCTGCGGAAGGCTGCCTCATGGATGATTTTTCTCTCATACTCAGTGAGAGTTGAGAGGGTGGTGTTTGCGATGTCTGACATTTGTATCTCCTAGAGATGGTGGAGGGGAGTCTTCCCCTTGAGGTGGTAAGAGTATCAAGGTATTCTGGTAATGTAAAGACATTCTCAAAATACTTTCTCTTGGGTATGACGGTAAAAGAAAGAGTGGATTAAGGTTGAAATCCCCTCCGCATTCAGTCACACTGGGGGTCGTGGTGGCTTTTGCAGAGGGAGTAAAGGGTGTTTAGAGGGTTACTCTAGAGGGCTTTCATCTTTTGTTTGCAAGCATGTCAGCGACGCTGATGAGGTCTTCGGCCACGGCTCGAAGGTGGGATTCACCAGCGTATATAAAGTCTCGCCTGGCACCGCCTTCAGCGTCGCCAATGTAGAGCTGGATGGGGATGGTGGAATCATCCACCTCCCTCATGTAAAGGCTGGAGGTTACGCCAGTGCCTTGGTGTTCGTAGTAGGGAGCCGGGGCGTTGAACAGGTGGGGCATCAGCCGATGCAGCCGTGCTTGTTCATCGCGTGAGGCGTGAGTGAGAGAGAGTTTTTTGATTGACATTACTTGTCCGGGTTGGTAAAGAGTGAGGAGATGAGGCCAAGGGCTAGGATTACCCAGCCGATGGCGCAGAGAATGGAGAGGATGGTCTCCACTAGAAGGTGCTGCCGTCGATGGTGAACAGCTCTTCGTCAGAGCGGACAAGAAGCTCGTCCTCGGCAAACTCTTCGGAATCCTGGTAGCGCATGTCGGCTTCCCAATCGCCCACCAAGGAGTCGCAGCATTGCGCTATGACGTCACGGATTGTGGTAGAATCAGGGGCTGGCCGTGTGCAGAAGTCGAGCAGTGGTCGGAATGCCGCGCAGTCTCCGCAGTACCCGGTGGGCATGAAGTCCCCGTCGATGAAGAGGCCATTGTTCAGCAGCCATGTCCATGCCCGTATTCCAGCAAGGTCAAGAATATCATCATCCAATCTGCTGTTGATGGTGGCGTGACTGGGGCTGTAGGGGCTGACGGAGTAGCTCCGCACTGTGCCAAGGAAGTGTTCGGCTAGTGCATTGAGACTATCAAGCCACTCGCCGCCCCAGTGGTATTCGCGGTCGGTCGAGAGGAAGTTCTGGATGGCGACATCCTTGGCTTCCTGGGTTAGCTCGGTGAAGGAGTAAAGGTCGGTCGTGATTGTTTTCATGATTGTTTTTTCTGGAAGAAGGCGTGCTGTTTCCAGCCTTGCTCGGCCAGTCCCGTGATTTCGGCATGTGCCAGGAAGTCTTGTTGTACCATCTCGATTCCTTCCTGTCCATAGTGCTCCTCAAAGTCGATGTGGAAGGAGGCGTCCTCGATGTATTCGCAGAAGTGGATTTCACTCTGCCCCCAGTAGCCATCGAACCACTTCTGGAAGTCCTCGTCGCTGTGATGGTGCTCGGCTAGGAAGTCTTGGATTGTGTTGCTATACACGAAACTGGTGATACATTCTACCACATCAGCCTCTAGTATTTCCCACTCCAATGTGCTATGCACTTCGTCATCAATGAGCGGGTAATCCTCCAGCCCTTGGAGTGCCTCGATTACACCATCGGGCAGGTCTTGGCCGACCTCAAAGGTGAACTCGTCGCCGTGGGTGTAGTAGCTCCCTCGATTGGTGATGGCTGGAGTGCCGAAGCCCATCATTTGGTTCATCCAAATCCAGTTGGCGATGGACACTGTGCACTGCCAGTTTACCCCGAAGTCCAAGGGTGTTACTTCACCCCGGCCATCCTCGAAGTAGGAGTTTGCATTGTCTTCCATCAGGATGTGATGGTAGATTAAGTGGTCTGCGATTTCTTGTGTGAGTATCATGATTCTATGCGGTCGAGCAGTTGCTCTGCGTTGTTTTGGATGAAGTCTAGAAGCTCGGTCTCACTTATGCACTCGGTGCAGGAAGTGACAAAGTCCCGAAGTTCTGGTGCTGCTGCCAGCAGGTTGGTGTCTTTTTCATCATAGGCCACGGCAACAGTCCTGCCATCCAGCTCCGATATGATGAGTCCTTGGCTGCTGCCAGTGTTGGAAGCATACCAATAATCGTGTGTTGTTTCACTCATTTTCAATCTCCTAAGTCCATGGGAAAGAGGGTAGCCAGCAGGAAGCAGCCTTCAAGTTCAACATTACGGGCATCCTGCGCCCTCTGAGCATGGCGGTGGCAGTGGTCGTCAAACCGCTGCGGCGCAATGATGGAGTAGCGTAGCATCACACGGGCAGCCGCTCTGCCGTGGTGGTCGTCGTAGCTTCGGAAGGCGCAGTCTACGCCAGCTTCATCGACACGCTGTACGAGTTTCGGTCTCACACTTCCACCCCCAATGTGCCGTCACACACCTTGAACCTACCATCCTTGATGGCCTTCCGAATCGCCACTGGCGACATCTTCAAGAAGAAGCTCAAGTAGGCCATCGTTGTCCTGGAAGTGTGGCGCAAGTCGCTGCTCATTACCACTTCGCCGCGCCTCTTATCCCAGCGGCAAATCACAGTTGCATGACTTTGGAAAAACTGGCAGGTACCCGCAAAGATGCGGATTTGATTGGGAGCAGGGTTGCCACTTGCAGTGGTCATTTGTTCAACGAAGATGTGCATTTTATTTGCAGTGGATTCTGAGGGTTTCAGAGACTTTGATTGTGCAGTACTTGAGTCCCGCACAAGCAGAAAGTTGCATTACTTCTTGCAATGTTGGGAAGATTTTAATACCCGTCCTGATGGTGCAGAACATTGGGCGCCCTCTTTGGTCGAGTCCTGCGTAGAAGCCCATGAAGTCCTCAGGGTGCTTGAGCACAAATCCCTCCCTGATGGGCGCTCGGTCGTAGGTGGTTGTCACCACGGCGTCGCAGTCTTCACAGTAGGGCTTGTCGCCCGTGTCAGCGAAAGCCCCGGTGTTCATTTGCTGGAAGCCCCTAATCGACAGCTCAGTGCCGCCGCATTCGTCACAGCGGTGGAGGCGCTTCACTTGGAACCCCCCACCAACGCCTTGGCTGCCGCAACCGTTGCGATGCGGTCAGTAAGCTGGGGCTTCCCCTCATAAGAGAGCGCCAGTCCCAGCGTCCGCATCACCAAGGTCACTGCGTCGTTACTTTGCGACCATATGGTGCGCTTGGCGCTCAAGGTCTCTTCGGCGTCCGGGATGGTCTTCCAGAGCTGGAGACTTTCCCACTTGTTTGTGTTATCTTCCAGCAAAGCGGAAAGGATGGCGATGGTTTGTTTGGTTGGTTTCATTTTACAATCCCTTGCGGTGTTCGATGGTTGCTGCCACTTGGCGCTTGATAATGTCGAGCTTGCCATTCAACATATAGTTGCTGGCAGCGTTGGATTCCAGAATCTCGCCGGGAATCACGTCGGACAAGTCCGACAAGGACAAGTCCGATGCACGATTCAGCAGCGCTTGGGTGTCTGTGGTGTACTCGGCTTTCAGTAGAGTGCCGAGGGTGACGTATTGGAGCTGTTTCATGTTTTTGTTTGGGTTAGCTGTGGCTGTGGCCATCGAGTTCGATGCCAAGAAACATACCCTTCCAGCCATCGGCAGGGTAGTAGTAGTTGGACAAGGAATCAAACCGAAGAGTTTCCAGTGGGATTCCTTTACGTTCGCATGTTGCGATTACCGCCTCAGGGACGGTAGAAAGACCTAGTTCGACCGCTATCGGAGTCGGTGAACCATCGTAGTTGAAGAGCGTTTCCATGTTTTTGGTGACCGTTAAACGACGGTAGGCGTTGATTGGTGGGAGCTGTGCGCTTGCTCTATAGAGCCTACTACGCACGTTTTGAGACTTGCTCCCAGTCAGTCTTTTACAATCGGCACACTTGCTCTATAGAGCCTACTATGCGCCTTGGATTGTACTTTTACTACAGCCGCGTATTCCCTACTGTGGCATTGTCGCTTGCCTAGGTTAGCGCCCGCGCAGGCGCTTATAATCGGGATTCTCACTGCTAGTTAGGAAGCTGCAAATATGGGGATACCCCCATCATTCCAAGTGTCAGAATCTTTGGAATCCTCGATTTCATCCTAGTTGTCAAAGTACGGTCTCGGTTCAACTTGCGACTATGTTGCTGGACTCGTTGCCAAGGGTATCCTTGGTCGCTTTCCGGCTAAGTGGCTTATCTTGCCTGCATCGCTACTTTCTCCATTACCCGTGGCTCTATTGTCCCTTGGCCATGGAGCCAACATCAGCAGTGCCCGAAGGGATGCAGAGTGGATGGCTCGCCTTGGCAGGCGGGGCAGGCGAGGGACGGGTTCTGGAAAAGAGCGAGTCGATTAGGGCGCTGGGCGCTTTCTCTCGACCCACAGAGAATGACAGATTCTCTGCGTATGTCAACACAATACCAAAGAATCGGGCAAAGTATTTTGAGATTCAGTCATAAGTCCTTATGCCATAAGCACTTACGTTTCTAAAATAGTTTGGAAAGCCATCCATCCAGCACTTTAAGTGAATCTACTACCTAAGAGCACCGAGTTTCAGACTTGGCACGATACTTGCAGGGCATCATTGCAACATCCTATCAAATGTTGGCACGATAGTTGCAGTAAACAAAAGCAACATCCTATGTCCGCATTGCAGCCAAATCGCTCTGGTGACCTGTCGAGGGATATGGTAAGGGTATTGCCTAAAACGCAACAGAAGCGCTTAAAACCAGCCTGAGAGCATGCCATTTTGGCAGGGAATGCCGGAATGCGGCCACATTTTCAAAGTTGGCACGGTATTTGTAGGGGAATCTTGGCACGGTATTTGTAGGGACAAGTCAGGCCAGCGATGACTGGAGGATACCTGCCAAAAAGGCAGACCGCCATGCGGCCATGCACATCCGGCCAGACCGTGCGGAATCGCACACCATGGACTGGGCAGACCGTGCGGTATCGCACAGCACCGTGCGGTATCGAACACCGTGCGGTATCGAACACCATAGGAAGTTGCAAAGACCGTAGGAAGTTGCAAAGACCGTAGGAAGTTGCAAAGACCGGGGGGGCATGGGGGGAACGCCGGGCGCGGCCTTGTATATATCCCCACTCGCATTTTTCAGCCATTTTTAGCGACTCACAACTGAACCACTGCGGTGCTATTCACGCCCTATTGGCTCATGTTTGAACCTTTGTGGCGGGCGGAGTCCCACTCAGACTCGGCAAGCCTAGTTGCATAAGGCAGCCTGGAGGAGTGAGACAGGCCCCTGAATCATCCCTGGAAAACACACAAACCAGGGAACCCCTACTATGCGGGGGATGCAACCAAACGGAGCATCTGAGACAGGGACGATTAGGTCCGATAGACGGTCAGGGGCGAAGTTCCCCTTTTGGATAAGGATAGCATTTGATACTATTTCCTCATAATACCACAGGGGCTCTAGGTGTAGTATAGGACTACCAAAACCCTTAAACTAGAGTCCTTTTAGAGGGGGTGGGGGTGGTCAAGGTTGCCTTCAGGACTCACCCCTCCTTTCCTTACTCCCCCCCCATGGGGAGACAAAGGATTCTCCAGGTGTCTTCATTGGTGTCAGGTCACCGCGCATATGGTCTAGCGTACCACAGATTTCGTCATTCTCTAGTGGTCAAATCTGGGGAATCTGTATCACAGCCATCCGTCCCTCTCAGGGGCTGCTCCAATGGCGTTCTCCAGGAACTTCTCGAGCTCAAGGTCCAGTGCCTCTCTCTTGGTCTCCTGCATGTTCCTGTCAACGTCTTGACCAACAGCCTCAACCCAGTAGTTGGCAGCCATTGCCAGTGCCTCCAGACGGTCATCGTGAGACAGGGCGCCTCGGGCATTGGTGATGCGGGTCATCTGGTGGAAGAGCCTGTATTGGGGAGCGACCTCAGGAGGTAGATGGGAGGTAGAGCTGTAATCCCTCTCAATCATCTCAGGGGACACGATGATGCGGTGCTGGTTCATCAGCGGCTCCAGGGTATCGATGATTCGCTTCTCCTTCTGGGTGTTGTGCCTGACCTCAGACAGGGTCACGGGGTAAATCCTCTGGAGGTATGGCGTCAGCAGCTCATTGAACATGCCATCACCAAAGTTGGACTCCGACTGAATCTCCTTCACATTGTATGACTTGGCCAGGTTCGCCAGTGCCTCCAGGGTCTCTGAGCTATACCCACCAGCCATACCACCGCACTCGTGCACGTACATGAACCCATTCAGCATCGACATGATGCAATACCCGGTCTCATCCTTGCCGCGTCCAGCAGGGTCGATGGTCATCACTGTGCCACGGTAGCCAACAAAGGAGCCCTCAACGGCAAATGGGCGGTGGAAGTAATCCCCACTGAAGCCCACGGTGTTGAGGTTCTTAATCACCTTATCAGGGTCGCTGGAGTGCAGCACCCTCTCAGGGGCCACATCCTTGTCGATGTCCATGACAACCAGGTCTCTCAGCTTCAGCGGATAGCGGTCAGCATCCGACAGGCTTGGGTCAAGCATGAACTGCAGCGCAAAGCCCGAGCGTCCGTATGACAGCTCCCGTTCCGTGAGGTCATCCTCATCGAACCGAAGCGGGTCAACTGGCTTCCCTTCCAGGGACGGGTCATCTGTAATGGCATCGAGGATATATGGAGCCAAGAAGTCCCCGTAGGACACCACCTTCTCCCTCTTTGGATATCTCCCAGTCCAGACTCTGGAGCCATAGCCTCTAGCGGGGAGGGCTTTGTAAAGGGACATCTCTGTCTGATAGGTGCCAAGGAACTTAATCATTCCACCTGGCTTCAGAATAGCTTCGAACTCTTTCACCAACTCACCGAGCTTATCTCGCATGGCCTGGGTCTCAGAGTTGTTGAGGCTTTCAACGTCGTCAGCTACGATTACGTTAGCGCGCGAGCCCGTAAGCTGGCCTGTGATGCCCACGGCTTTCACAGATGGAGCGTGAGCTGCTGGTGCGGGACCAACATCAAAGGCAATCTTGGAGTCACGCTGGTCAGCCCGTGCCTTCAGGTGCGCTAGGATGGGCATCTCATTGATGAGGCGCTGGGTGAAGGTAGAGAAGTCGTCAGAGCGACTCTTGGATGCTGAGACTACCAGGATATTCAGAGTTGGGTCAAGCAGCAGAAGCCAGCATACGAAGGCTGATGTCTCGTATGACTTACCAACACCCCGGTAGGCCAGGATGACCTGACGACGGGGGCCATGCTGTAGATACTGGGCAATGTCATACTGGACAGGGGTTGGTTCAGGGAGTCCAAGGTGGTCCCATACGAGATACAGGAAGTTCCTGAAGTCCCGCAGCTCTGGGGGTGTCTCCACTACGCCTCCTCGGCAACAAGGAAGGGAAGCGTCTTGGTGAGCTTCACAATAGGCTCACTGTCTTCTACAGCCACAGTGATGCTGTTGTCCTTCAGGAGCTTGATGGCAGCTGAGATGTCAGCCGTGGTAGCCTCACCACTTTCAATCCTGGCATTGAGCTCATCGATGACATTAGCATGAAGTTTGGCTAATAGGGGTTTTAATAGTTCTGATTCCATAGTACAATGTGCGCGATGCACAGACGCATCATAACATAAAAGCACAGCACCTATGGCCATAACCCCTAAAAAGTTCAACCAATCAGTTGAGTCCCTGCGAGAAGAGATGGACCACCTGAAGAAGGAGGTCCGAAAGGCCTATCGGAAGCTCTCCAAGCAGCGCACCACTGAGTCCCTCATCTGCCAGGCCGTAGAAGACGCGCTAACAGGTGTCAGGCTCCATAAGCCCACAAAGGCTATGAGAATGCGCAAACCAGCCAAGGGCGCCCCAGAGGCCTGGCTGTGCCTCTCAGACTGGCAGGTTGGCAAGGTCACTGAGACCTACAACTCCAAGATAGCCAAGCGCCGCGTACATCAGCTCACAAAGCAGGCAGCTGAGCTGCTGATTAAGGAGCGACCACCTGTACTGCACATCATCCTTCAGGGGGATATGGTTGAAGGCGAGGCCATCTTTGCAGGCCAACCATTTGAGATTGACGACGACCTCTGGACACAATCAGTCAAGACTGTGCCTAAGCTCATCGCGCACGTAATCACCCAGCTGTCCCCTCTGGTGCCCAAGATTAAGATTGCCTGCGTCCACGGCAACCACGGACGCTCTGGTTTCAAGGGCGGCGGACATAGCCGCAAGACGAACTGGGACCTGGTCTCCTACAACACCGCCCGCCTCATGTGTGAGGTAGCTGGCATCGAGAACATGACCTGGGACATCTCTGAGGACTGGTATGTGAAGCAGAAGGTGGCTGGAAATGGCATCCTCTGTGTCCACGGAGACCAGATTGGTGGCGGAAACCCCTTCAATGTGGGCGCCATCTACCGGAAGGCCATGGGCTGGACCCATAACGTGGATGATTGGAAGTTCCTGAGTGTGGGACACCACCACACCCATGCCTCTGGAGAGCTCAACCGGGATGTGTATTTCTTCCTGAGTGGGAGCCCAGAGTCAGATAATGACTTCGCCAAGGAAAAGCTGGCCCAGGGTGGCCTGGCACTGCAGCGAATGTGCTTCTTCAACCGTAAAGGCCTTGTATCAGAGCACTTACTGAGGATGACATAATGAATAAAGAAGAGTTCCCCAACGTATCCAAGGTGTTCATTGAGTCTCTAGAGGAGCTGGTTCCAAAAAAGATGCCAACTCTACTAGATAAGGACAGAGAAATATGGTACAACGTGGGCGTTCAGTCGCTCATCACCCTCCTACGTGACATTCACGAGATGCAGAACGACAATATCTTATCAGAATAATGTGTATCGGCGGAAATAAACCCAAGGACCCAGAACCAGCCCCTCCAGCACCCAAGCCGCCAGAGCGGCTGGCTATTCGCGTGGAGAATCCAGAGGCCGCAGGCACTGGGGAGTTTGGACGCCGTCGTCAGGGTAAGAGTGCCCTAGTCATTCCTCGTAGGGGACTAAACATCCCAACGTAATGGCTGAGCATCAAGAACTAACAGCCCAGGCGTGGTATGAAACCCAGGATGGAAGGCGCTCCCCGTACCTAGAACGTGCGCGGGAGTGTTCGAAGATTACCATCCCAACGCTCATCACAGCCGCAGGCAGCGTGGCAAGTCAGAAGCTGAAGACACCCTTCCAGAGTGTTGGCGCGCGCGGGGTGAACAACCTGGGCTCTGCGCTACTGATGAGCCTACTCCCACCCAACGCCCCCTTCTTCAGGCTAGACCTAGATGAGAAGGCAAAGGCTGAGATGGAAGGAGTTGAGGAGGTACAGACTGAGGTGGCTACCGCCCTGTCTGACATGGAGCGCAAGGTGCATAAGGAGATTGAGGTAAACAACTTCAGAGTTGGCCTCTTCGAAGCCCTGAAGCACCTGATTGTCTCAGGAAATGTCCTACTCCATGTCCCCAAAGAGGGAAATATGCGTGTCTACCATTTGGATAGATACGTCATCACCCGTGACCCTATGGGAAACGTGGAGCGAATCGTCATCAAGGAGGATATCTCACCCCTCCAGGTTCCAGATGGCATCGATGTCTCTGGAGTTGACCAAGGTGAGGACGTTGGCCTATACACCTCCATCACAACCATTGACAATAAGACCGTTGAGGTCTATCAAGAGGTTGCTGGAACCCGTATTGCTGGCTCTGAGGGTTCATACCCAAAGGGGCGCAACCCATTCCTAGCCCTGCGACTTAACCGCGTGGATGGAGAGGATTATGGCCGTGGATACGTTGAGGAGTACCTCGGGGACCTAGAATCCCTGGAGGGTCTCACCCAATCCATCGTTGAAGGGTCTGCCGCATCAGCAAAGCTCTTGTTCATGGTGGCACCAAATGGCTCCACCCGCAAGTCCGCGGTTGCCAAGGCTAAGAATGGCGCCATCATTGATGGTGTTGCCACGGAGGTCTCTGTTCTGCAGATTGCGAAACATGCAGACTTCAGAGTGGCCTTAGCAACAATCGAGCAGATTCAGGAACGACTGAACTATGCCTTCATGCTCACCGAGGGTGCCATCCGAAAGGCAGAGCGGGTAACCGCAGAGGAGGTACGGCTTGTAACCCAGGCCATTGAGCGTCAGCTTGGAGGCATCTACTCGGTGCTCTCCCAAGAGTTCCAACTGCCCCTTGTTAAGATTGTCATGCAGCGCATGGAGTCCGCAGGGCGTCTGCCTAAGATGCCAGCCAACATGGTGCAGCCTATGGTTGTCACCGGGGTAGAGGCACTTGGCCGGGGCAATGACCTCAACAAACTCGATAGCTTCATCGCAGGCATCGGACAGCTGCTCGGCCCAGAGGCCATTGGGCAGTTCGTCAATGTATCAGACTACCTGGCGCGAAGAGCGACAGCCCTGGGCATTGACACACGCGGTCTAATCAAGACCGAAGAAGAACTACAGCAGGCGTCGCAAGCGGCGCAACAGGACGAGCTGATGGCCCAAGCGGGCCCCCAGGTAATCAAGTCCGCAACGGACGCTGCTGTTAATACACAAACGCAAGCACCTGGAGGTGCACAGTAATATGGTTGAAGTAGTAAACGTACCCGGAGCCGAGCCTTCGGCAGTAAATCCAGACCCAGACGCAGCCGCCGCAGCTGATGCAGCCGCCGCGCGCGCCGCTGGTGAGGAGCCAGCCGAGGGCGCCTTTGTACTCCCTGAGAAGTTTGCCGATGAGGCAGCTCTGCTCAAGGCATACAATGAGCTGGAATCCAAGCAGAGCACCGGAGCACTAAAAACTGATGAGAATGGCCTGGCTATTCCTGCCGTTGAGGGTGCTGCCCCAGAGGCCATGCAGGAGTATGTGGACAACTACGCCAAGAATGGCAAGCTCGAAGAGGCTGACTATGCCGGACTCGAGAAGCTGGGACTACCAAAGAACATGGTGGACAGCTACATCCAAGGCCAGGTTGCCATTGCTGGTCAGGCTGAAGCAGCCGCCGCCACCTACGAGGGCAACGTAATGACTGAGGCTGGCGGTGCCGAGTCCTATGGAACGCTGACCTCCTGGGCAGCTGATAATCTCAGTGAGACTGAGGTTGCCGAGTTCAACCGGGCTGTGGAGACTGGTGACATCAACCAGGCAAAGAGCGCCGTGAAGGGCCTTATGGCACAGCACCAACTGAAGGAGGGTAGAGCCCCCACCCTATTGCAGGGCAAGACCAGTGGTACAGGCACCGCCTCCTATCAATCCCTTGAACAAATGAAAGCTGACATGCGGGACCCCCGCTATCACCAAGACCCAGCTTTCCGCAAGTCTGTCTCAGACAAACTTGCAAACTCAAATATCATGTAAGTGATGTTTCTGACCATAGCAATAAGTGTTCGGCCCCTTACGAGGGATAACTTAAACTCCTAAGCTGTGTCAGCCCCCAATGTTTTTCCTTTTTTACACATAAACCTTAGGAGTTTATAACTATGGCCGGTAACGTGCTATCAACCCCTGGATATGGAGACTCTGCGGACTCCCTATTCCTTCGCCAGTTTGCAGGTGAGGTAATCACTGCATTCGAAACCGCAAACATTATGATGCCTTTGCATACGGTTCGCACCATCCCGCAAGGCAAATCTGCTCAGTTCCCGACTATCGGTAACACCACTGCAGACTACCACACTCCGGGTACGGATATCCAAATCGCTGATGGTCAGAATACGACCTGGGGCGAGTTCGGGCACAATGAGCGCCTGATTACGATTGACGACCTTCTCTTGTCTTCGGCATTTGTCGATAGCCTGGAAGAGGCAAAAGCCCACTACGAGTACCGCTCTGTGTATAGCCAGAAAATGGGCTATGCCTTGGCCAAGACTGCTGATGAGCAGCTTATGGCTTTGGTGGCAGAAGGCTCTGAGATGGCTGCTACCGATGGTGGTGCCAACAGTGTAGCCGTACAGGCTATTGGTGGTGGTGACATTGAGATTGCTGGCACTACTGGTGCTGACTCCGCTGTTACGGCAGCTTCGTTGGTATCTATGGTCTATGACTGTGCGGTTGCTTTTGACGAAGCTGACGTACCTGCAGAGGACCGCCACATCGTCCTTCCCCCACAGCTGTATTACAACCTAATCAGCAATGGGTCGGCGGGATGGAGTGTCGCAACTTCGGTGGCTAACTCCGACATTGGTGGCTCAGGCTTCCAGACTGGCACTGTCCCAATGCTTGCGGGTTTCCAAATCCACATGTCCAACAACCTGCCTGTAACTGACCGTGCTGCATTGCTTGGTGAAAACAACGACTATGCTACCACTGGTGGTACGGACAAGCTGAAGGGCATTGCCTTCCAGCGTGGCGCGATTGGTACTGTTAAGTTGCGTGACTTGGCTGTTGAGAGCGAATACCAGATTGCCCGCCAGGGTACTCTGATGGTTGCTAAGTATGCCATGGGCCACGGTGTCCTGGTGCCTGCTGCCTGTCTCAAAATCGTAAACCTCTCCTAGAGATAGGTTGAGATATTATTGGGGGGCACCTTCGGGTGTCCTCCATTTCCCGACGCTGACTACATAAACTAATGGCAATCTTCAATCTAACAGCATCCACCCCAATCCCTGTGGTGAATGATAATATCCCAAGCGCCATTGTGGCTGCAGGCAGCGAGACCTTTGAGTACACGGCTCATATTGGGGACCAGACAACCACTGGAGTTGTTATCCAACCAACGGGGGGCGGGCCCTTCCCATTCGGCATATTCTGCCGTGGGGGTAAGAGTGGAGCCGACTCCCAGCTCACAGATGCTAAGATTCTAGGGGACTCCACCGCTGCTGGTGCTAGCACCTTTGGGACTCACATTGGCCTAAGTGGATTTGGTATCCTGTACACCATGATTTGCCCAGACTACCGACAGGGTGCCGGACTTCGTGCACCATCGGTACTGTTCCCAGCTGGACCTGTAGCATCAGGAACTGACAACTTTGGTGTGATTGGAGAGGATGTGGAAGACATCATTCAAACATGGTCTGCGCGGTTGGAGCTGTCTAAGGCCAACTCTGAAAAGACATTTGCGATGGGTGCGAGTGCTGGATGTATGCGCCTACTGCTGGCGATGGCAGAGGGGCTCCGACCTGACTGCTGCGTCCTACGTGCTCCACTCATCAATCTGAGCGACTGGGAGCCCAACCGGAATGGCCACGACGCCATCCCTGGCTTTGTTGGCGACGGCAGCACAGCATGGGAGGACCTAACACAGGCCGATAAGAACCGCCTGAGGGCGCGGAGTCCCATGCAGCGCACGGATGAGCTCCCTATCATTCCATACCTCATAATCTATGGTGAGGATGACGCCACAGTTCCCCGCGCATGGGTAGATGCGTTTCGGGACAAAATGGAGGCCCGTGGGGCTGAAGTTCAGGTGGTGGTTGTACCTGGAGGCACCCACGCCATGGCAGCACAGGCTGTGGGCGTCCTGTCCACCGCCGCCGAGAAGAGTCGGGCTGTTATGGCGACAGTC